CTTAATGAGGCTAGAGACGGTAGTATGCCAGATAAAAACGCTTTAGTAGGAGTACAGAAACTAGCAGCTGCTAATAGTAATACAGCAACAAGACATATATTAGATGCTGGGCTATTTTTAACAAAAGAACTATCAGAGGCATTATCATTAAGAATATCCGATATATTAGAATATTCTCCAACTAAAGATGCTTTTATACAAAAAATTGGTAATCATAATGTAGCCACATTAGAAGAAATGAGCACTTTACATTTATATGATTTCGGTATATTTATTGAATTAACACCTGATGATGAAGAGAAAGCTATACTTGAAAATAATATTCAAGCTGCTGTTGCTGGGGGATTAATTGATTTGGAAGATGCAATTGACTTAAGAGATATTAAAAATATAAAACTTGCTAATCAAGTTCTTAAAATAAGACGTAAGAAAAAACAAGAAAGAGATCAGCAATTACAAGAAAGAAATATCCAGGCACAAGCAGAGGCTAATGCAAAAGCACAACAAGTTGCGGCGCAGGCTGAAGTAGAAAAGAAACAAGCATTAATTCAAATAGAAAGTTCTTTAGAACAATTAAGAGGAAATATTAAATCAAAACAAATGAAAGAAGAAGCCAATCTTAAGAAAGAATTAATGGCTTTGGAATTTGATTTTAATATGAAACTTAAAAATGCAGAAGTTGATGGCGCAAAAACTAAAGAAAAAGAAAAAGAAGATAGAAAAGACGAAAGAACAAAAATACAGGCATCACAACAAAGTAAAATGATTGCCCAAAGACAGAATGACACTCCACCTCAAAATTTTGAGTCATCTGGTAATGATATAATGGGTGGGGGATTTGGACTAGGTTCATTTGAGCCTATGTAACATTAATTGTATAATTTTATAATATTTTATTATGACAAAAAAAGAAGAAAAAGTTGTCGAAGAGGTTGTAGAAGTTAAAGAAACTAAAGCCACAAAGACAAAAAAAGAACAGGATTTAGTTCCTGAAGTAACCGTTAAAGAAGACGGTGTGCATAAAGTTGATTTTACCAACTTAGTGCCTAAAGAAGATAAATCAAAAAAAGATGAGTCATCAGTTGATAATACAGAAACTAAAGAGGTTCAAGAAGAAGTTGTTGAGGAAAAAGTTGATGAGGAAATAAAAGAAGAAGTTACTCCTGTTGAAAAAACAGAGGTAGAGGATACACCTGTTCTTGAAGAAATTACAGAAGAAGAAATAAAAGAAGAAGCCGAGGATTTGCATGAAGAAATACATGATGCAATAGTAGATGCTAAAGAAACAGGAATAGATCTACCTGAAAATATCCAAAAGGTTATGAAATTCATGGATGATACAGGTGGTAGTTTAGAAGATTATGTAAAACTTAATACTGATGTAAACTCTTTAAATGATGCTCAATTATTACATGAGTTCTATCAAACTACAAAGCCACATCTTGATCAGTCAGAGATTAATTTTCTTATAGAAGATCAATTCGCATACAATGAAGATGAGGACGAAGAGAGGGATATTAGAAGAAAAAAATTAGCTAGAAAAGAAGAGTTAGCTAATGCAAAAAATTATTTAAATAAATTAAAAGATACTTATTACGAAGAAATTAAAGCAGGTTCCAAATTAACACAGGATCAACAAAAAGCTATTAATTTTTTTGATAGGTATAATGATAATCAAAAAATTGCTGAAAAGCAAAAAGAAACGTTCAATAACAGGACTAACCAAGTTTTCGACAAAGACTTCAAAGGTTTTGAATATAAGGTAGGAGATAAAAGGTATAGATATAACGTTAAGAACGCGAATGAAGTAAAAGATACACAAAGCGATATTTCTAATTTTGTTAAGAGGTTCTTAAACAAAAATAATGAAATGAATGATGCTGCGGGGTATCACAAATCTTTATTCACCGCAATGAATCCTGATGCAATTGCGAGCCATTTTTATGAGCAAGGAAAATCAGACGCTATGAAAGACAGTATTGCGAAAGCAAAGAATGTTAGCATGGCACCTAGACAAGGACACCAAAAGTCTGAAATCCAAGGAACTGTTTATAAATCTGTTGGTAATGATGGTAACGAGGTTAAATGGGGATTCAAGAAACGATAAATTAAAACAAAAATTAACAATTAAAATTTAAAATTATGGCTTTAGACACAACAGGGGCGTATGCAATGCATGTAACCCCTCGTCCAAACAAACTGGCGTTTGATGATAATTATCTGAACATCGCCGACAATGATTTTAACTTTGCTAAACAATTCCTACCAGAAGTTTATGAAAAAGAAGTAGAAAGATACGGTAACCGTACTATTTCTGGATTCTTAAAGATGGTTGGAGCTGAAATGCCTATGGCTTCTGATGAAGTTGTATGGTCTGAGCAAGGTAGAATTCATGTAGCATCTAACAATGCTACAATTGCAAATACAACTGCAACAACTGATACTATTACTTTAGTAACTGATACCGATAGTCAAGGGTTAAGTGCTGCAGAGCAGTATAGATTATATTCTGTAGGAGACACATTAGTTATTTCTCAAGGAAATAAAACTGTAAAAGCAAGAATAGTTAGTAAAGCTGGCGTTACTTTAGTAGTGTCTGCATATGGATATGCTGGTATTGTATTAACAGGAGGAAATGACGCTGGATTTACTGCTGCTGCAGTAAAACTATTCGTTTATGGTTCTGAGTATGCAAAAAAGACAGACAACTCAGCTCAACAATCTGTAGACGCTCCATTCATGAAGTTTTCTAATAAACCAATTATTATGAAAGCTAAATATGATATCAGTGGTTCTGATACTGCTCAAATTGGGTGGGTAGAAGTAGCTACTGAAGCTGGTGCTTCTGGATACCTTTGGTATTTAAAATCTGAAAGTGAAACTAGAATTAGATTCGAGGACAAATTAGAAATGGCAATGATTGAAGCTGAAAAAGCTGTTGCTGCATCTGCTTGGAACGGAACTAGCACTACTGGATCTGAAGGATTATTTGCTGCGGTAGAATCAAGAGGATTGGTTTACAATGACCAAAACTTTGGTAATTCTTGCGTAGGTAGTGGTGTTGATGAATTTGATGAAATATTAAAAGAGCTTGATAAGCAAGGTTCTATTGAAGAGAATATGTTATTCTTAAATAGAACAACTTCTTTAGCTATGGATAATATGTTAGCAAATCAGAATTCTTATGGAGCTGGTGGTACATCTTGGGGTGTATTTGACAACTCTGAAGATATGGCACTTAATTTAGGTTTCTCTGGATTTAGAAGAGGTTCTTATGACTTCTATAAGTCTGACTGGAAATACCTGAATGACTCTACTACAAGAGGGTTAGTTGCTGATGTTGAAGGAATATTAGTACCTGCTGGAACTTCTACTGTATACGATCAAAGTATGGGTAGAAATATTTCAAGACCATTTTTACATATTCGTTATAGAGCTTCTGAAGCTGACGATAGAAGAATGAAATCTTGGATTACTGGTTCTGTTGGTGGTGCTTATACTTCTGACTTAGATGCAATGGAAGTACACTTCTTATCTGAAAGATGTTTATGTGTACAAGCTGCTAATAACTTCGTATTATTGAAGAATTCTTAGTACTTAATTAAAGGATAGGCGCTTCGGCGCCTAGACCTTTATTTTTTAAATTATTTAATTATATTATATCATGAAAGAAACAAAAAAAGAAACAAAACTTACCAGGCCTAAAGGCTGGGTAGTAAAAGATAGATTATACGAACTTACAGGTAGGCATAAGCCGCTTGTATTTAGTATACCATCAAGACATACAGTAACTAGACCGTTACTTTATTTTGATGAAGAAATAGGTTACAATAGAGAACTTAAGTATGCAACTAATCAACCCACTCCATTTGTTGATGAACAAAAAGGGGTTTCTACTTTAGGTAGAATAATAATGAGAAACGGCAGGCTTTTTGTTGATAAAAAAGATCAATGTCTACAATTGATGTTATCAGTTTATCACCCTTGGGCTAATGATGTATTCAAAGAACATGATGAAGTTGAAATTGCTACTGATGAATTAGGCAGTTTAGAATATCAATTAGCAGCCATGAATGCTGCAACAACAATTGACATCGAACATGCAGAAGCTATATTAAGAGCTGAAATTGGTAGTGATGTACTCTCTATGAGTAGCAAGGAAATTAAGAGAGATATATTATTAATGGCTAGAAGAAGACCAACTGTGTTTTTACAATTAGCTAATGATGAGAATGTTGAACTTAGAAATTTTGGAGCGAAAGCTGTTGAACAAGGTCATATACAATTATCACCGGATCAAAGAATGTTTACTTATCCGAACGGTAAAAAATTATGTGTTGTTCCTTATGACGAACATCCTTACAGTGCTTTAGCCGCATGGTTTAAGACAGATGAAGGAATGGAGGTTTATAAAGTTTTAGCGAAAAAAGTTAAATAAAAATGATGTAAAGTAACCGTCTTAGCGGGCGGTTACATTTACTAAAAATATTAGATATGGCGTTTAAAATGAAACATCGTGGATTTGGCGATACTGTTGAAGCCATAACAAAAGCGACTGGAATAAAAACAGTTGTTGAAAAAATTAGCAAAGCTACAGGAAAGGACTGTGGTTGTGATAAACGTAAAGAATATTTAAATAAAAAATTCCCTTATTAATTATGGCTGTAAATATAGACGCTGTTTACCAAACTGTTTTGAGTGTTCTTAATAAAGAACAACGTGGATATGTTACTCCTCAAGAATTTAATTTATTTGCTGAACAAGCACAATTAGATATATTTGAGCAGTATTTTTATGATATTAATCAATTTAGTAGAATGCCAGGGAATAATACTGAATATTCAGATATGTTAAATATACTAGAAGAAAAAATAGCTATATTTGAGCAATTCAATCAAGATGTAACTATGGGAAGCGGTGGCGTTGGTACACTCCCTGCTAACTATAGAATAGGCGATCTTATGTATAAACAAAATACAGACCGACCATATGTGACAATAGAGCACATAAATAAAGGTAACTTAAGAAAGATACAATCTTCACCATTAACAACTCCAAACACTATTAGGCCCGTATATATTAAAACCGGAGAATTTGCAATACAAGTATACCCAATAACTATAACTTCTAGTGTAACTTGTAATTTAATAGCACGCCCTGCCGCTCCAAATTGGGGATATAATATGGTATATGGCGAGGCTCTTTATAATGCTGGTACAAGTACTAATTTTGAGGTGCACTCCTCAGAGGAAACTGCATTAGTGGAAAAAATATTAGAACTTGCTGGGCTATCTACTAAAGAAGTTCAAATGTATCAAATTGCAAATCAAGAAGAAATACAAACTATACAACAAGAAAAACAATAAGATATGCCATTATTTGAAGGAACACAACAAGGATATTATGACCAAAGTCAAAGTTTTACAGGGGATGGGACAACGCTCACATTTAATGTAACAACGGCATACTTTTCAACAAGACCAACACAGCAAGCAGATATACAGATATTTATAAATAATATTGAAATAAGTAAAAGTAATTACTCTTATAACGGCACAGCACCTGGTGATACTACTGTAGACGGAACTTATAACATTGTATTTACAAATACAGATGTAAATACAGATGTCCAAGCTGCTACCGGGGCTCCCTTAACGGGATTAACTATATTATTTAGAGAAATAATTACTAGTGAACAATATGGTGATTACCAATATATTACTTTAGAAAATATAATAAATAATTTTAT